TCCATCAAGAATGCAATCACAGAATCTAAGGCATTTAAGACGATGTCGGCAGAAATCAATGCCATCAAGCCAATTTGTTCTGCGGTTGCAGATGCGATGAAAAGCGGCTTTCAGACTGCCTTTTCCGTTGCGAAAGCAGCAGCGAACGGATTCAAAGCCACTGTGGAAATGGTTGTTTCTGCGGTGCAAGGCATTGCCACTGCTGCTTCTAAAGTGGCATCCGTAGCAAGTACGGCATTTTCTAAAATGGGGGATGCGGCTCAGAACATTGGTTCCCGTCTGCAATCTGCCGGAGACGCTATCAGCGGCTTAGGTAGTAAAATCACAGCAGTGGAAACCGCCGCTGCTGGACTTGCAACTGCTGGGCTAAAAAAAGCAGCGGATTCCGCCATTGACTTTGATACGCAAATGCGGAAAGTGGGTGCGATCTCCGGCTCGACGGATGAAGAGCTGCAAGCTCTGCGGGCGTCCGCACTGGAATTAGGGGCGAGTACCTCTCTATCCAGTTCGGAAGTAGCGGAAGCTATGACAGAAATGGCGGCAAAGGGGGCAGACGCCAATGAAATCATTGCAGATATGCCAGGTATCATTTCCGCTGCGGAAGCCTCCGGCGAAGATTTGGCACTGGTGGCTGATACTGTTTCTAACGTTTTAAACACGTTCGGCGACAGTGCCGGTGATGCCACCCATGTTGCCGATGTACTGGCGGAATCCGCAAACCGCACCGCTGCTGGTGTATCCGACTTGCAATATGCATTTAAATATGCTGCTCCGTCTGCCTCTGCAATGGGAATCAGTATGGAAGAATTGGCGGCTGCCACTGGTGTCATGGTGGATGCTGGTTTACAAGGAGAACAAGCTGGCACCACATTGCGTTCCATGTTTGTTTCTATGGCGAAGCCAACAGACAAAGCAAGAGAAGCCATGGAAGAACTGGGCATTTCCTTCTTTGACAGCGAAGGCAAGATGAAATCCATCGGGCAGATTATCGCCGAACTGCAAACCGCTACAGCTGGATTGACCGATGAAGCCAAGGAAAATGCCCTGGCAACGATTTTCGGCACAGAAGCGTTATCTGGCTTGCAGACCATGATGAATGCCACACCGGGCAGTATTGAGGAAATGACCCATGCTTTACAGAATTGTGATGGGGCTTCTGCAACCGCATCCAAAGCAATGAAATCCGGTGTTGGCGGTGCAATTGAGAACATGCAGGGGGCAATAGAATCCTTTTCCATCACAGTTGGGACGTCCCTTTTGCCAACTATCCAGACCACAGCAGAAACAATAGCAGGTATTTTTTCTGCCATGACAACGGCTTTCAATGAAAACGGGTTTGCGGGAGCGTTGGACGCTGCACTCACTCGGATTCAAGCACTGGCACAAGCCGGAACCATTGCCCCAATTTTCGGAACGTTAGCAGAAAAAATAGAATCTGCGAAGCAAGAAATCACAGATTTAAAAGAAACAGGTGTGCAAGTTCCACCTATTTTAGGAGAATTTGCAGAAAAATTATCTTCTCTCAACCAAAAAGTAGCTGACCTAAAAGATGCAGGTGTACCAATTCCACCAATTATGGAAACGCTGGCAGATAAATTATCAACACTTGGACAAATAATTGCAAATTTAAAAGATACCGGTATCCCAATTGAAAAGATTGCCATTGCAATAGCTGCACTGGGACCTTCGTTGATGGTAGTCGGAAAAGCAACTTCTGTGATTGGCGGTGTTGTCGGAGCGTTTGGGAAATTGTCTTCTACGGTTGGCAGTGCCTTCGGGATGTTGTCAAAGGTAACAGGCATCATCGGCGGCATGTCTGCTCCGATGCTACTTGTAATGGGCAGTATTGCTGCTTTGGTTGCTGGATTTGCATGGCTTTACAATAGCAGCGACCTTGCAAAAATGGAAATGCAGGGAGCATGGCAGGAAATACAGGCAACCATTCAAACGGCAATCGCTGCCATTCAGCCGGCGATAGAATCCATTGTCACTGCCTTTACCAGTATGGGCAGTGCTCTATTACCGGCATTGCAATCTACCCTGTTGTCTCTTGTGCCAGTTGTCACACAAATCATAGAAAGCCTAGTTCCCGTTCTGACGCAGATTATTACAATTGTTTCTGACATCATTGTGCAGATCATCCCTATCGTACAGGAACTAATCACCATGCTGCTGCCGATTATCACAGAAGTGGCACAGATGATTGGAGAGGTATTTGCTGCCATTCTGCCGGCTATTTCTGAAATTCTCACAGCCGTTACCCCGCTGATTGCACAAATTATAGATGTGGTGAAGCAAATTTTACCGGTTATTACGGAGATTGTTACTGCAATCGTATCGTCAATTTTACCGGCAATCACTGACCTGATTCAAACTCTTATGCCAGTGGTGACACAAATTATTTCTGCCCTGATTCCGGCAATCTCCTCTATTATGGATGCTGTCATGCCAATCATGCAGCAAATTCTTCCGGTGATAGTAGATTTGATGCAAAAGCTATTGCCGGTGTTTACGCAAATCATTAGCATGGTTGGACAGCTGGTTGCCGCTTTAGCCCCTGTCATTGCACAATTGATAGAGCAGCTAGCACCGATTATTACCAATGTTATCAACATGATATCCAATCTAATTACGACCTTAATGCCAGCAATTACGGCAGCCATCAACATTGTGATTTCTGTGATAGATGTGATTATGGCAGTAATAGAAGCACTTCTGCCAGTCATAACTGGAATTGTTTCGACTGTCAGCAGTGCAATTAGTACAGTAATTTCTATTTTAGAGCCAATTATTTCTGTCGTTATGGCAATTATCAACGGAATTATGGCGGTGGTTACGCCAATTATCACTTATATTGCGGATTTGATTGCCATTATTCTGGAATTGATTACCCCTATCATTGATTTTATTGGCGGTATTTTAGATGTAGTCTGGACTGTTGTGTCCAGTATTTGGTCATTTGTTGCGGACTATGCTTCTAAAATTAGCAACAAGATTTCTGATTTTGTGACTGCGGCATCTGGCATCATTTCCAATCTTTCTGCAATCGTTTCCAATGTATTCAACACGATATTCAGCGTTGTGAAGAATATCATGGACAAAGTGAAGAATATTTTCTCCAACGTTTTTGACAAAATCAAGGGGATGTGGAATGGACTGACGGACTTTGTCGGCGGGATTTTTGATGGGATTGGAGAAGCAGTAGACACCTTAATCAATGGTGCAAAGGGGTTGATTAACGGCTTTATCAGTGGAATCAACTTTGCAATTGATGTCATCAATGCGATTCCTGGCGTATCCATTGCCCCGCTGGATTATCTGGCACATGGTACCGACAACTGGAAAGGCGGATTTGCAGCCATCAATGAGGGCGGCAGGGGCGAACTGGTTAACTTGCCGAACGGTACACAAGTGATTCCGCACGACATCAGCAAGGCGTATGCACAGGAAGCTGCCAGAGCCGATGCAGATCAAGTTCTATTCATTGATTACGACCGGCTGATAACTGGAATAGCAGGAGCCATGCAAGGTGTCAGCGTGGAAACAACGGTGGAGTTGGACGGAAAAGCAGTGACGAAAGGAATCGCACCGTATATGGATACAGAACTAGGCAGACGGCAGACCATTGCGAAACGATATGGCACATAAAGGAGCGAAGAACCATGATTGATATTACAGCAGAAGTACAGGAAGTCCGTACCAACAGTTGGGGGGCATATGTGCGAAAATCCATTGCTGACGGGCTGGAAAAACTGGCGGCTGGTGCCGCAGATGCTGAAGACGTAGCAGCGGCCAATACGGCTGCTGTGGATGCAAAAGGGGCTGCTATATTGGCACAGACCAAGGCAGAAGAAGCATATAATGCTGCCACGTCAGCAAAAACAGAATTATTGACTGTAAAAACGGATGTGGAATCCTTGAAAAATGGGAATGTTCTGCGAGAGAGCGTTACGATTTATGTCAACATAGAAACAGGCAGTGATGAGAATACAGGCACTACATCCGGCACAGCATTCCAAACATTAGACAAGGCATTGCAAGTTGCAAAACAGTACCAGATGGCAACCATCCGGCTGACGGCTGGTCAGACATTTACAGCAAGTGAAACGGTATCCGGTATTGGAACAGGTGTAATATTATGGGGCAACAACATTGATTTCCGTTCTACATCCAACAACGTGCAGGCCGTCATAGATGCAAATGTCTGTGCCCTGCTGGGAACGGGAACATTTACCGGTGTGCAGATAAATGGTTTTTTCACAGCGACACGTTCTGATATTACGTTGAGTAGCTGTAAGGCGGAAGATTTGACAGTATCTGCCGGAACGACTGTTTCCATGAAAAATTGTGAACTGGCGTCCGTATCCTGCGATTTCAGCGAAATGCGAATGGCAGGATGTACGGTTGAAAGTGCAATCGCAGATAATTGCAGTATGGTATATATGGATAGTGCCACTACCATTGCAAACAAGACAACTGATAATGGTGGTATGTTCTATGTGAATGGCATACCGGAAACACAGTGAGGGGAAAAGAAATGTCTGACTTGACAAAACCAAGAACGAATGATGAGTTATTCCTAGCTGCAATCTCAGGCGATTACAGCGGTTCGCTGCCGAAGCCGCTTACACGTGCACAGGAATATCTTGCAAAGATTTACGAGAATGGAGTAGGCAGCGGCAGTGGTGGCGG